GGGCATATTTTTGCTCTTGTAAAATTACAACAATAAAATTAATTATTAAGATATGATTCAAGAACAATTTCTAGAATGGGTAGAATCTACATTGCAAAAGCAAAATATTTCTGCTGCAAAACATTTAACGACAGTCTATTGTTTATTGGATAAAAACTATCTTTTACATCATATTCCAGACACCAATAGTGTAGCATTACAAATAGATTATGATTTATTTGATGAGCATTTAACTGTTTTAGGTGAAAATGATTTACTTAAAGATAAGGTTAAGGATTTAATAATTAGATACACAGACATTGAAATTATTGATAATTTATCTTTATACACAGCTCATAAACCTAATTCTCAATTAGTATAAACTTTTACAAACTAATTAAACATAAAATATGAAAAACAAAAATCCCTTCAACCTCCCAACGGAGAAGATAGATTTACCTTCAAAGGGTAAATTATACCCAGCCGAAAGTCCTCTTTCACAAGGATATGTAGAAGTACTATACCCTACCGCAAAGGAAGAGGATATCCTAACAAACCCTAACTATATCAAGAACGATACTGCTATCGATAGATTCATCGAAAGTATCCTTGTTACAGACATAGACATTAATGATTTAGTCCTATGTGATAAAGATGCCCTAATGGTTGCAGGAAGAATCCTAGGAATAGGTTCTGATTATACCATCAGTGAAGGCTTATCTAACCCTATCACTTTCAATCTATCAGAACTAGAAGAGAAAGAAGTTAAGTGGGAACTATTCACAGGCGGTAATGAGTTCGAATACAAGATTAAAGACACTGTAATCAAGTTTAAGGTACCTACCGGCCATGATATGATTGCAATGAAGAAAGAAGTAGAAGGACTTAAGAAAATCAGCCCTGAAGCTACTATCGACACAAGACTTATCTATAAGCACACTATCACAGAGGTAAACGGTAGAAAAGACCTAGGGTCCATCAGAGAGTTCTGTGATAGGATTCTAATGATTGATTCAAAGAAACTCAAAGCTTATATCGAATCTGTAACACCTGGCTACACCTGGAAAGGTACCGGAACTTATATTAAGGACGGTAAACAAGAGAAAGTGGAGGGTCTCACCATTCCGATAACCACTACATTTTTTTGGCCATAAGATAGAACTGCTAGGAGTAGCTAAGATGTCAATACCTGACGAACTACTCTTTTACATAGTAAAAAGGAAGGATGTATTCAAAAATGAGATATTCTACCTTATGCGACATGGAGGAGGAGGCTTTAACTACAGAGATTGTTACTCAATGCCTATTAAGACTAGGCAGTGGATGGTAAAGAAACTAAGCTCAGAGATTAAAGCAGAGAACGAACAAAGAGCCGAGAACTCTAAATCTACCAAACCTGGAACTCAGTTCTCAATGAACGATATGATAACAGGTAAAGGTGCAGATAAACTTAACCCAGATTATAACGCCCCGCCCAAAAATCCTAGAAAACCACCCAAACCTATATAAAACCAAAACAAAACCCTCCGGCACCTTAAAAAAGTAAAGGGAGGTTTTTCATTTCGGCTGATATTTATAACCGATTATGGCAACATCGCAAACACCACAAGGACCTAAGACAGACGTCTTGAATGATATAAAAGGGATTAATGACATATTAATTAAATCCCAACAAATTTCATTGGGGTTATCACAAGATTTAGATGAGTCTCACAATAAACTAATACAGACTGGTGGTAGGCTTGGTAAAGAGTATGCCAATATAGCATCCAAAGCTACAGATATCAATAATTCTGTAGAAAGAACTCTTGAATTAACTTCAGGCCTTACTTCAACATATAAGAATTATGGTAAGTTAGTAGAGAACTTGCAAAGGATACAGGTTCAAGGTAGAATAATAGAAGCCCAAAAGCAAGCTTTTATAAACAAGCTGCAGAAGGAAGCTGGTATTACAACAAAGGAGGAACTGCAAACTCAATTAGCTAGTGTTAAACAGCAGGAGGAAGATCTTGCCAAACTAAAAGAAAAGATAGCTTTACAAGAGAAACTAAGAGACACCGCTGTATTAGAAGAGAGTCAAATTCAAGCTAATAATAAAGTTGTGGAGCTTGGAAGGGAGGCACTTTTATTGGCAGCTGAACTAAATTCTGAGCAGAGTAAACAAAAAAAACTCTTAACCGAACAAGCCTTAATTAAGCTTGAATTAATAGAAGCAGAAGAGAAGGCTGTAAAAGATGCTGAGGAATTAACCAAAGAGGTGATAGACCAAGTTAAAGGACTTGGTAAGATGCAAATTCTTTGGGAGAAGATGGGTAAAGTAAACCCATTTAGCGCAATTACTAATTTAACATTAGCATCAGCATTTAAGCAAATATTAGAAGCTACTTTTGAGATAGATAAGAATACTACTAAAATAGCTAATAGTTCTGGGGTAACTAAAGGGTTCGCAGAGGAAATAACTAAATCTTATCAAGCCACCTCTCTATATGCAGCTGTAATAAATGACAGAACAGATAAGGCACTACTTACTGTAAAAGCGCAAGCAGAAGCTCAACAACAATTACAAGCTGCTACAGGGCAATCAGCTTTATATACACAGCAGAGTCTTCAGTCTCAAATATACCTAACCAAACAATTAGGATTAAGTGCAGAAGAAGCAGCTAAGATAGGTCAGTTAGGTCTAGTAAACAGTAAGTCTACCGACAAAGTCACAGATAATATAGCTGACCAAGTAGCTGGATTCAATAAAGCCAAGGGACTCAATTTAAACATCCGCGATGTATTAAAGGATGTAGCTAAAGTAAGTGGAGTTATATCAGCTAATTACAAGAACGACCCTAAAGCAATAGCACAAGCAGTTTCCCAAGCCAAAGCACTAGGAGTATCTTTGCAAGATGCAGCAGCAGCTTCAAGGTCTCTTCTTGATTTTGAATCATCTATTGAGAATGAACTAGAAGCCGAACTATTAACAGGTAAAGCTTGGAACTTAGAGAAAGCTAGAGCCCTAGCTCTATCGGGGGATACTGCCGGTGCACTAGAAGAAGAATTAAAGAACGTAGGTTCCTTAGCTGAATTCGCTGAGCAAAACACAGTAACTAAAGAAGCGGAAGCTAAGGCTATAGGAATGACAGTAGATCAGCTGTCAGATGCTTTAAGGCAACAAGAGGTATTAAGGACTTCTACTGTAGAAACTAGAAAAGCTCAAGAAGAAATCTTAAAGAACATAAAAGGTTCTGCAGATGAAGCTAAGTACCGAGCTGAATTGAACGCTGCCACTAATGGTGCAGAGCTTCTAGCAAAGCAAAGTTTAGTAGATAAACAGATGGAGTACGAAGCTTCTATGGATAGAGTAAAAGACGGGTTTATGAGCTTAGTTAATGGCCCTATGGGTCAATTATTGTCAGGTCTAACTTCAATACTCAATACTACAGGGGGTATAACTACCGCAGTAGCACTAGGTGCTGGATATATGGGCTTTATGGCCGCAAGGGCTATAGCAACAGCGTTTGCGTCAAAAGCAACAGCAGCGGCTATAGGTAACTGGGTAGGGGCTGTAGCAGCGGGTGTTGCAGTTGTTTCAGCATTAGTTGCATTAAACACTGACCCTAAGCCTGTACCCGCCCCATCTGTAAAAACAATGGATGACGGGTTAATAGCCCCTACTGGAGAGATGGTAATTCAGACTCCGGCAGGAGACCTAGTTAAACCTAACAGAAACGATAGTATAATTGCTACGACTAATCCTGGTGGATTACTAAACGGAGGAGGTAATAGCAATTCAGGTAACTCCAGAGCAGAGTCTTTATTGGCAGCCATATTAGAATCTGTTTCTAAACCTTCAGGCGTATACATGGATTCAATGAGAGTAGGTACTAGCTTAGGCATGTCTCGCAGTGCTTATGCTTAAATCTAATAATACATATTTCACATACCCTGATATTTATAAGAAAACATTATAACAATGAGTATAAAAGACACTATAATCCAGTCTGGTTTAAACTACCAAGGAAACCAACCCCCTAGTCAAGCTATTGTACCAGATACACTTAACAATCAGTCTAGTATATGGGGTACTCCAGGCTTCGGAACTTATGCGGCAGCTTGGCTAAGGAAGCTCAAACCTACTAAACTTGCTGCACCACGTAATCCAAAAAAGTATTTAGACAACAAACCTAAATAAGCTTTGCCTAATCCTACTTTAGCCCAATTAGTCAACAACGTAAGTACCTTTACCTATTATACAGGTAAGGGTAATTTCGTGCAGAATAAATTACCATTTGGTAAAGATCAAGTTGGAGGTGGTGATAGTGGGCAACCTTTTATAACCACAACTGCAAACGATGTAATGCCAGGTATACTTAATACTGTTGCCGAGGCTGCCCGGGATGTCGTAAGAACTACAAAGTTCCTAGCTACACCTAAGGGATTATTGTTTACAGCTAAACAGATGGGGCTACAGCAAATGACTGCAGCTCCTGAAAAGCTAGTTGTGGCACCCCCTGTAAGTAATCAAAAAGGTAATAAAGGAAATCTATTCAATCAAGTCAAGAGCTTTATTTCTGATTATATTACTACGGATCCTACTAGAAAGTACAATCCATTAAATCAAAATCTTCTTGCAAATGTTGCAGGAAGTTTTATTGGACAACACTATGCACGTGCTGGATTCGGATTGCATATAGATGAGCATGCTAAGTACACTTATATTGCGACAGAGAATAATAAGAACGGTAACAATAGATTAGTCAACCTGTTGAAAGGTATGACTATGGGAGGTAACAATGTATTCCCTAACCTGAATGTCAATGACCTGTACGTAACACAAAAAGAACTCTTCCATTATTCTGGAGGGGCTAATTCTTTTTATGGTATTGGCAAAACATCTATAAAGTCCTATGTAAGTACTTTTAATGCCGCCTACGAACCTGCGACTGTAGACGCTAATGTAGTGACTATATCAGAGCAGGATATGTTACTGATTGATCCTCAGACTTCTATCCTAAGCATCCCATCAGAGACATCGGTAGGAGACTCTTTTGACTTCTCTACACAAGACTTCAGGGCATATAAAAGAGCCATAAACCCTAATGCCTTTCCTGATTATGCACCTAATACAGAAGTAGGTGCTTTACCTGGAGCATACACCGGTGTAAGAATAACACTAGATACCCCTGAGAATACCAAAAAGTACAACATATATAGCCGGCTAGGTATTATTAACACTAATAACTATGACGGGTTTGGTACAAACTATCAAGATAGAATAAATGCCATCAGTCTTTATTATGGAGAAGGTGCTATAGGTATAGGGGCTAACACCCAAGATATGAACGGGCAGGTTGTTACTAATGAGAATGTTCGAGATTTAATCAAATTCAGGATAAAAGCCTTAGACCATGACAATACCTCTAAGGGAATATTTATGGTGTTCAGAGCATTCTTAAATGGTTCAATTACAGACTCCATAACACCTACTTGGAACCCAATCAAATATGTAGGGAGAGGTGAGACTTTTTATTCTTACGATGGTGTAACTAGTAACATAAATTTAAGCTTTACCGTAGCGGCTTTTTCAAGGCAGGAAATGAAGCCTCTGTACCAAAAACTTACCTACCTGAAGTCCATTATGTACCCCGACTATAAGGCTAATAAGATGCGTGGTACTGTAATAGAACTGACAGTAGGGGATTACATAAAGTATCAACCAGGAATCATTAACTCCTTGACCATTACTGTACCAGAGGAAGCTCCTTGGGAGATAGCTTTAAATTCACCAGATAAGACAACTAACGATGCTGACAAGGATATGCACGAGCTTCCTATGATGCTTAAGGTAGATATGGAATTTATACCTATTTGGAACTTCTTACCTAAACGATCTGTTCACAGTACAGACAATGACACAATAAGCACTGAAACATGGGGTATCACACCATTTATTGGTATAGATAAAACAATGGGGGACAGGGATAATGAATGGAGTAAAGCTGTAAACCTGTATTAAAAATAATTTATAACTTCATATTTGGCTTATTGAATTAAATGTCTTAATTTTGTTTGTTAACTATTTATATACATGCAAAGATATCAAGGATTCCCAATATTATTAGATGACCAAGGTCGCAGATACTACAAGCCTGCTAAATACCCTGAGATACCACTATCAGCTAACGATATATACATCATGAGTGTATTTGGGGACAGGGTAGACCAGTATTCTTCAGATTATTATGGAAACACAGATGACTATTGGATTATCAATGTAGCCAATGGATTCCTAGGTGACAGCTTATTTATAGAGCCCGGTACCCAGGTAAGAATCCCACAGGATACAGTAACCATAAAACAGAATTACAATAAACTAAACGGTTTAAGTTAATGAGTATTTTTAAGTCTACTTTCCCACCTTTTGTAGCTAGACAGTTATTAGCTAGACAATACCTCTTACAAGACGGAGGCTCTAGTGCTACCCGTAGTAGAAACGTACAAGAGTACACTTCAGGTAAAGCAGCTTGGGCTAAGATGACCTCATTGGTTAATTATAATGGCAGTGATGAGCTAGCACGTAAGTATGTATTAGAAGCTGGTACTTTATACCCTAATGCTTCTGACAATAATCAATTTGCTCTTCGAAGTGGAGTAGGTAACAATAGAGGTTCTTATGGAGGGAACTACAGTACTACCACTACACCGACTGCCAGACCACTGGGTATAAGACCCATGCCAGGTATAACCTCTATTGATATAGTCAACAAAAGTGCTTATGGGTCTCTGAGACAAGCTACCATTAAGTTCAAGGCATGGGATAAACCACAACTAGACGATTTAGAGATACTATTCTTACGTACAGGTTTTTGGGTAATGCTTGAATGGGGGTGGTCTCTTTACATAGACACTAATAGTGGTTTAGATAAAGATCATGATAAGTCTGAGCCTAACCCCGGTAATATTAAACAAAACCCCACTGACTTACAAAAGTTCATTGACAATCCAATGAGGCAGTTTAGTGACCCTTCATTAGATGCCTTTAATGTACAATTATCTTTAGAGAATATCTATAACAATATTATGGTTTACAACCATAGATTCTCTGGAAACTACGATGCTTTAATAGGGATGGTCGAAAACTTTACCTTCGAGCTTATGCCGGATGGTAGCTATGATTGTACCACTATCTTAATCAGTATTGGAGATGTACTAGATACATTGAAGATGAACAGACCACAGAATAACGTAGGCAAAAAAGGAGAGGAAACTGCCGTTAAAACTAATTTTTCTAGTATAATGGATAGCTTTGTTAATATGACACCTGCTGATTTTGCAGGTCAAATATTAAAAAGTGATAAAATACCTAATCCATACGACTCTAATACTGAGGTAGATAGGAATAATAAATACACTATATTAAATCCATTAGGGATACCTAATAACCCTAAGGCAGGTGCCAATGCTCAGAAGGATAATGGCTACTCTTACATCCAGTTTGGATACCTAGTTCATATAATAAACATAATGTTTAATCTGTATGACAATGGTAGTAATCCAAACAAATACCTAAACATACAGATTCCACTTCCAACTAAAGGTGATGCTAACATAGGGCTATGTCTGGCATCTGTGGATAGTGTATCGATTGATCCTGTGAATGTTCTCATTTATAACGATAAGGCCACTTTTGCAACCGGTTTACCTGGAGGTTATAATCCTAATACTCTATTTCCAGATGGTTATAAAATGCAGCCGTTCTTGGTAGAGAATGAACCTGAAGGTCATTCTTTAGGCTACATAGGCAATGTATATGTTAGCACTTCTCGCCTAAAAGATTTATTTGAACAGTTGACAGGTAATAATAGCAGTGATGGAAAAGGGGCTGTTAGTATAAATACATTCTTAAATTCTGTATTGAAGGACATGTCTTATGCGCTTGGTAGTATAAACGACTTTGGCATTTTTGTAGACAATAATGTAGTAACAATAATAGACAAAAATTACTGCGAAAGGACCAAGGATACTAAAGTTGAAAACAAGTTTAAGTTAAATATCCTAGGAAATAATGCTTTGACTAGAGCATTTAAGATTTATTCAAAGATATTTCAATCACAAGCAACCGAGATAGGAATTGCAGCACAGGCTAGAGCAAACTTAGGTTCTGTGTATACAGCAACTCAAAAACAATTCAATGAAGGCCTTACAAATAGAATATACTACGATTTACACACCCACGAAGAAATAGGTGAAGGTCAAAGTCTACAGGCGGGAGACCCAAAACAAACACAGTATGCTCAAAGTCAACAAACACCAAATAAAACCAATCCTCAAGATAAGTACCAAGATGCTTTAAAAAACGTAGCAAATAACGTATTGGATTTAAGAAAAGCCCTGCAAGCATTCGTTGACCCAAAAAACCCTAAACCTACATACCCAGACCAATCTATAGTAAGCTCTTGTAATACATACCTAAAGACAATCTTATTAGAGGTTAATACAGATAATAGCTTTAGAGGGTTTGTTCCGTTATCTCTAGAAGTTACTTTAGATGGTATAGGAGGTATAGTACAAGGACAGATATTCACAGTAAACAAAGACACACTCCCTAAAGAGTACGAAGGAAAGCATCTAGGATTTGTAGTAACAGCGTTACAACAACATCTAAAAGGGTCTGATTGGACAACTGTTATAGGAACTAAAGTAGTTCTCCTTAACCAAGAAAAATTAGGTGGCAAAAATGAGCTCAGGAATGATTTATCTAAAGAGGTAGCTGGTGTACTAGCACAAAATTTAGCTACAGCACAAGAATTTGTAAAAGCATATATAAACATAATGTGCTTGATTAAGATGTATTACGATGGAAGTTTGTATATAATAGGTGTAACTAACGCAACAGATTTAGCAGAATTTTCTTTAGTAGGATTAACTTCTATAGGCATACCCAATAATAAAGCTGTAGTATTCAATGGTAAAACAACTCAGTCATTACAAGCATCGGATATATTACCTGAAATGCAAGCTGCACTGGATGTGCTGAATAAAGGTATAGTGGTGGATAGGGGAACTATAGCTAAATTTTTAAACTCTGGGGATGCTAAAAAACAATCCGAAAAATACTATATAAAAGGTAAAGAGGTTTCTGCTTATTATTCTAAAGGTGTATATGCAGATACAACAACTAAGACTTCTGTTGCCACTCTTAATAAACTAGGTACTTATAATGGAGACCAGAATGCACTTATATCTAATATAGTGCACAATCTCAAAGATTACACAGGATTACCAGATCAATTAAAGAAAATAGTAGATAATAACTTAGCAAAAATAGTAATACATAACCCGGTTACAATTAATGGGGTTAAATCTACTCAAGATACTGCTGGTGATATTATCTATACTGAAGATGCATCTGTAGGATATTTAACAGTATATAATCAGAATGCTACCAATGAAGGTAATGTAATAACAGATAGAGTAGCAAACCAAATCCCATTAGGTTAATAGTTAAAACACAATCCATGCCTTACTACCCGCTCAATAAGATAACCACTAATCTGTTCACCTCTGGTGATGAGTATATACTCTCTACAACTAATAAGAGCTACAAAGGATACTATTGTAGCACTTATGATGGTAAGTACTACACCAACAAAACAGTTACTCCGGACTCTATAGAGCTAATAAAGATATCTAGCACCAAAAATCCTACGTTAAGCCTAGCCACAATGGCTTATGATAATTCAATACCCCTTAAAACTAATACCCCCGTGACACCCGTACAATACACTTCTGTGCCTACACAACAAGATTACAAGAATGGATACTACTACAGGTACTTCTCCAAAAGAGTAAATGGTGATTTATCCACCATCACTGAGATAACTAAAGATAACTACGATGCTTTAGCCTCAAACCCATTATACAATACTGTCCAAATACAATGGATGCTAACAGGACCACTAGAAGACCAGCACATGTCAGGGATGCTAGTATTAGGAGTAATAAATAGAAACATGAAATCTATAAACCAGGCATCAAGGCAGATGCTTTATTTAAACCAGTATCTCACCAATCCTACTCAGTACTACAAAAAATAATTTTGGTGATACTAAAATAACATCTATATTTGCATTCTAATTAAAAGAAAAACGTTATGGACACAACAAGACAAGATTGTATTGATTTAGTAGAGGAGCTTAACTACGAACTTAACGACATTACTTATTTTGAGAATTATTTCAACATTCGATTTAAGTATGTGACTGAAGGTAATTATGATTATATCCTTTTAGGTGATATTGTATTATATTCATCTGATGACGGGCGTGTATGTAAATGGGTAGGTGGAGAACATGTAGAAATTACTTTAAGAGAATATCTCTTAACAGAGTTACAGAAAATGTTATTTCACGCCAGAAAGATGTCTTTTTGGATTCAAAAAGAATTAAAGAGTTATGCAATACAAGAAGATGACAGCACTGATTGAAATGATAGGAATACTATTGATAGTATTTTTACACATAGTTCCCAATTGGTATAACAAATACACTACACCTGGAGATTTATTCTGCCTAGAAGTAGTGGGATTATTATCTTATAATATTTATGAAAATTTAAAAAGTAAAGTTAAATGAAAATACAAGTAAATAGAATACCGTACTTCTGCCCTATAATAGAAGACCACATGGGAGAAAAGGGTGGTAGACTAACTTTTGCTGAAAGAGCTGTAGGTCAGGTGTATAATGTGGAAGTATTAGAAGATAATGATTATATGTGGATAGTAAAAATACCTACCCGTTACGAAGGTAAACTTGGGGGTTGGTTAAAGATAGAAATATTGAAAGAGTGTTTCCATTTGATTGAAGAGTAATTATGTTTTACATAATAGAAACAGAAGAACAATTAAAGAAGTTTTCAGAGTATAATCTTGAACACTCGTTCATAGAGCCTATACTAATGAATGACAACTTTCACCCCATCTTAACAGATGTGTGTGCCTATTACATTAAACCTACCCAATCAAGAACTGGTTTTATACTGCCTATAAATCACTCCGAAACATTATCACTAGACCATGAGTCCATTTTAGCCTTATTTAAGCATAAGGTGCTCAAGGCTTACGTTTATGACGCAAAGAGGGTTATGTATCATTTAAACCTAGAAATGCCCTTAATCTGCCTTAAAACGGCTAAATTCCTAGAGACAGGGGAGATACTAGACTTAGAATCCTATAATCAACCAATCCAAACTTGGCTATATTCACAGAATGGTTCAAATCCCTGTATCAACAGGATAGTGCCTATATCTAAATTAGCAGAGAAGTATGACAACTTTATCATCGACCAAAAGTCATTACTGAATAGCAATGTTTATTCCAAGAAGTACTTTTCATTCTACAATGAAGATTTAAACACTGTCTTGTATAACATAGAGAGAGAGGGTATAAAGGTTAAGGGGTTTGATGTACCTAACCTACTCTACATGCACGATGGGGATAAGGTGTATACACACTACAATCAGTACACTGCTACAGGTAGGCCCTCTAACGCTTTTAATAATGTTAACTTCGGAGCATTGAATAAGACTGATGGTACTCGTGAAATGATTGTACCTAACAATGATTTTCTATTGGAGTTTGATTACAGCAGCTATCACCCTAGGATTCTTGCTAATTTAATAGGGTATGACTTCAATGGTGAGGATATCCACACTCACCTAGGTAAGATGTATTTTGAGGTTGATCAGATTACGGAAGATCAACATAATGAGAGTAAAAAAATAACTTTTAAAATTTTATACAATGATTCAAATAAATACACTAACTTTGCATTCTTCAATAAGGTTCACGAATTAAGAAACAGTTTGTGGACTGAGTATAATGAGAATGGTTATATCAAGTCAATAATAACAAAAAGACCTATCAAAGGAATAAAGAGTAAGACACAGGTGTTACCTTATCTATTACAGGCTTATGAAACAGACAGGAACATAATTGTAATGGAAGATTTACAACAACTGTTGAAAGATTATAGAAGTAAATTAGTTCTTTACACTTACGATTCATTCTTGATAGACTACAATAAGAAAGATGGTAAACAGTTGATAAATAAAATAAAAGAAATAACAGACCAAGATGGTTTTGTGACCCAGGTTAAGTATGGGGATGATTATAACACTATGCAAATAATTAATTGAAATGACAGAAGAAACGAATTACAACAGAATTGACGACAATCCCCCTAGACAAAGTAGTAAGATTGCTAACAAGATTTTTACTACCTTTTGTAAAAAGGAGCAGTTGCAAGATATGATAGACCAGATAAAGTCTACCTACACTATTGCTAACAATAAGATATTGGTATTCACATCTAAACAGACTGAGGAATATATCTTAACCTACAATGTAGAGCCAGGTAATCTATTAGAGGTACAAGTGATAGGTAACACAGTATTGCTACACCGAAACAAAGATTCTAAGACTCTTTTTTCAATCAACGCAATAAATATCCTTAACCAAATGGAGAATGGAACCACTAACACTTATTATGAAGTTCCATGGGAAAAGTACCAAAAGAGTATATTACTTACCAGAAAGGGGGTGTTTACTCAACTGAACACAGAATTGTATAAGATTATAGATACAACTCCTAACACAGAGAATAATTTTAATATCTAAAAGATTAAACATTTTTTATAACCATTTATTTTTTAATTTTAAACAAACATCGATTATGGCACTAAGCATCCGCGAGCTAGCAGCACAAAGACTGAAGAAAGCTCAAACAGGTAGTTACGAAAAGACAGACTACAGTAAAATTAAGTTTAAACCTGAAACTGACAAGGAGTATCAGATCAGGATTTTACCCAACAAGTACTCTGAGTATCCAATCCATGAATTGGAAGTACACAAGTACGACACTTTTAAGAAGGCTCCTATCTGCCTTACATCATTTGGAGAGACAGATCCAATCGTTAAGTTCACAAAGAGTCTTTGGGAAGAGGTTAACAAAGCAAAAGCATCTAATGACCCTAACCTAGCTACAATCACTAAAGAGAATGGAGCTATTGCTAAGGCCTTAAGACCCAACAAACGTTTCTTTGTACAGGTAATTGTAAGAGGAGATGAAGCAAAAGGACCATTGATTTGGGAATTTGGTACCACAGTTGCTCAACAACTAGACGGATTGTTAGCTACAGAAGATTATGAGACTATGGCTGACATCCAAGATGGTGTAGACCTTACCATAAAAGGATTTGAGGCTTCTATGCAGAACGGTGGTAAGTACACTGACGTGACTATCACTCCAAAGAGAAAGAGCACACCATTGTCTACTGATGCTGAAACTGTTGAAAAGTGGCTTGAAGAGCAAAAGAATCCAGCAGAGATACTCTACAAGACAATGTCTTATGATGAATTGAAGCAAATGTTAAAAGAATACCTAGAGCCAGGTGACGAGGATGAAGATGAAGCTCCTGTTAAGAAAGCTGCACCACTTCAACCTGCAAAAGCTCCTGTTAAAAGAGCCCCAGAACCTATTGAAGAAGAAGATGAGGAAGAAGATGAGGAAGAAACACCACCACCACCACCTCCTGCTAAAAAGAAACCTACTGTTAAAAAGACAGTGGTACTTGAACCAGAAGAAGACGAGGAAGAGGAAGACGAATTATCTCACATAATCCCTAAGGGAAAGTCTTCAACAAAAACCTCAGCCCCTACTTCTAATAAGAAGTCTTGGAATGATGTATTTGATGAAGAAGATTAATTAACACTTCACCAAGGTCACATAGCTTTAAACTCCGAGTGAGTGATTGGCTTCCTGTGACCTTGGTTTTAACTTAAATTAAAAAACAAATAAAAATGACAAACACACAACAACCTACAGTAACTATTTCGGAATCATTCAAGATTGAGCAAGAAAGAATGGAAGTAGACAAAACTCTTCAAATAATAAGGTCTCTTGCCGACTTACTTTATGTAGAGACTGACTACAGGACAGGTTTATATCTAAACAGACTTGGATTTAGTGCCGAACAAACATTAGTAATCAGGACAAAACTACTTGAACAAGTCTATAAATTGTAATCAAAATGAAGAAAGGAAAACAAAAATTAACCCTAGAAGAGTTAGCTAAGTCACAAGGGTACAAAAGCAGAGAAGATAAACTAGCTAACTTTAAATTTCGTGGCCCTAACAAAGGGTACATCCCTATTACTGAAAGAAATATTCAGTATCATCAATAGTCCCTGGCCAGGAATCGTAAGCATACTAGGCCTATTAGGCACACTTGGGTATCTGAATCGAAGGTCAGCACAGTTTTTAGGTTCTGGAGGCAATTTCTTTTAAAAACCTATCGGTAATGTGTATAGCTCAATCGGTTAGAGCCTAGGTATTGTAACTTGGAGATTCCTGTTCGAATCAGGATGCACATCTAAGACATTAAACATATAGTATGATAGGAACATTAGAATACACAACATTTTTCCAATCTACTCTTCCCAACCACTGGGTTATCACAGTTTATGGCCAATGGGGTCCTATACCTAAATGTAAGATTAGAAGCTATGAACTAAGACAGCAAGACGCTAGAGAATTAAAAGAAAGTGATTCAGGTACTGAAAGAGAATTTTATATCGATGAATGGGGTACGGCAGCATTAATAAATACACAATAAAACAATAATATATGGCAAAAAGCGTTAAAACAGCAAAAGAAACACCCACTGCTAACATAAAAGCAGTAGTTAACCAAGCGGTGAATGGTAAGTTCAACAGTGAGTTACTGAAGAAGTTTAAGGCTTCTCATAATCTTTCAAACAATTCTGTATTTAAACCCCAAGAGTGGATACCTTTAAGTCCAGCATTTTGTAAAGCTATAGGGTTACCTGGTATACCAAAAGGTCACATTACCTTATTACTAGGATTAAGTGATACAGGTAAAACAACTACATTATTAGAAGCTGCGGTTAATGCACAAAAACAAGGGGATTTAGTTGTTTTTATCATCAATGAGATGAAGTGGGATTGGAGTAGAATAGTTAAGCTAGGATTTCAATTAGATGAAACAGTAGATGAAGAAACAGGAGAGATTATACACTCAGGGGATTTTATATATGCGGATAGATTAGTTTGTCCTACCATAGAAACTACAGGATCTTTTATTTTAGATATATTAAAAGAGCAGTCTTTAGGAAAATTACCTTATAATATAACTTTCTGTATAGATTCTATGGGAAGTCTACCTTGTGATATGTCAGTAAGTATGGGTAAAAATGATAGCCGCTGGAATGCAAATTCAAGTAACCTTACTTGGGGGTCTTTTGTTAATCATCACTTTCCTATGTCTAGGAAATCAACATCACCTTATACTAATACTTTGATAGTAGTAAATAAACAAGGAGTTCAATTACCAGCAACCCCTGTAGAAAAACCTAAGAGAATACCTAAAGGAGGGTCTACGCTATTCTTTGATGCAAGTTTGGTAATTGCATATGGAAATATTGTAAATAGTGGGGTATCAAATATCGATGCAGTAAAAGATTCTAAGTCTATAACATTTGCTAAGAGGGGTAAGGTTGGGGTGATGAAGAACCACATTTCCAATTCAACCGCAAGCTCTAAAATTATAATGACTGACTACGGATTTATAGAAGATACTCCAGCAGCTATTAACAAATACAAAGAAGAACATAAACATGAATGGCTTTCAATATTTGGAGGAACTTCATTTAAAGTAGTAGAGGAAGCTGAAGTAGAGGAAGGCACTGTAACTGCATACCCTGACTTACAAGAAGAAGATTAAACAAACAATTATGAACAAATCATCTAGGTTATTATCTCTTTTCGATAAAATTGACACCGAAGAACCTCAATCACTGCACCTTTCTGCAAAGAACCGAGTACTTATTGTTGACTCGATGAATACTTTCATCAGGTCTTTCAGCAGTTCCCGTAATAACAAATTCAACAGTATTGGTCATCACGTATCAGGACTCACAGGCTTCTTACAGAGCCTAGGGTCTGCTGTTCGGGAGATTAGGCCAACTAAAATCATTATAGCCTGGGATGGAGAGAAAGGATCCCAATCTAGGAAGTACCTATGTAGAGATTATAAATCTAACAGGGACAATACTTCCATAGTAAAGAAAGGAATATTTGAATCTAAATCAGAGGAGGAAGATAGCAAACAAGCTCAACTACTTAGGTTAGTTGACTACCTTAATTGTCTGCCTATCACTATGATTGTGAAGTCAAACTTAGAAATGGATGACGTTGCAGCCATACTAGTAAAGTATCTGGAAGATAAACCTGATACTCACACTTATATAATGAGCACAGACCAGGACTTTTATCAGTTGGTAACAGATAAGGTGACAGTCTACAAGCCGAAGGAAAAACTATTCATCACTGAGCGGGAGGTATTAGCCAAGTATAACATACACCCAGTTAACTTCTCTGTATTCAAGAGTTTGAATGGTGATACATCCGATAATCTATCAGGTATCAATGGATTAGGTGAAAAGACCATTCCTAAGCTGTTTCCGGCACTTTCTACCTCTAAGAAGGTAACTTTACAGGAGATATACCAAACGTGCCAGGATAAGCCTTCTAATTCAGTTTTATACGATAGGGTACTGTACTGCAAGTCTACTCTTGAGACTATGTTTAAAATCATGGACTTACACGATGTAAATGTAAGCGATGAAGATAAGGAGGAAGTTATTTCAGAGTTTGAATCAAAAATAAATTTGTTTGATAAGAAAGGCTTCCTATATTTGCACTCCGAGGATAGATTATATGATACCATACCCAACATAGGCAAGTGGTTAACAATTTTTGACAATATAAAATAGAGATTTATGAAATATTAATTAGCATATCTGGATGTATTAGTTC